GTGGACGGGGAGTGCATCTCTCACGTAGAATACTGCGTTGGAGATCCTACCCCTAAGCCGCCCGGTGTGCAGCGAGCCTTGGCCAATGGCGGTCTGGTGGTTGTAGTCGTCCGTCAGGCGGACCCTGAAGAGCTCGTCCTGTCCTCGCGCGAGCAGCAAGCGCTCCGAGAAAAACCGGTCAAGCTGCTCCACCACGGCGTTGTAGTCCTTCTCCTTGTCGGTCGTCACGCGGATCAGGAAGTCGATGTCGCATTGGTGGCCGTGCACGAGCTGATAGCCGGCGCCCGTCGACTTGTTGATCACGCTCTCGCCGATCGGGATCTCGCGCGAATACGACTCCGTGATGGACTCGATGGTGATTGCTGGAATCTTGTCCAACTCCGTGAAGTCTTGGTCCGTCACGATGGCCACGACCGGAGCGAAGGTGAAGCGAATCAGCACCACCTTTCCGGCAGGAACCGCAGCGAAGGTGGCGATCTTGGTTCCGGCGTCATACGACACGGCCAGGTCCACCAGCTTCGCGGGGTCGTCCGTCGTGTTGTAGACGCTGTCGATGCCTTGGATGTCGTACGGCGTTTCAATGGCGTTCAAATCAGCCGTGGTGGTCGAAGCCGTCGTCTGGATGGCGAATTCAGCGATCGGTCGGATCTCCTCGCGGAGCGCCGGAACGAGCGAGCGGCCGATGTACTCATCGTCGAAAACGATGTCAGAATCCCAACCCAGCTTCACGGCGGTGAGGCGCGGCGTGAAGCGCTTGTCCGTCGTGGACGGGTTGACGATCACCTGGATGGAGCGCGTGACGAGCGCCGCGATGTTGTTGGCCACCTCGGCTTCGGTGTTCCACTGGCCTGGCGCGGCGGCCGTCCAAGCGGCGCCGTTCCACCACAGCTGGTTCGCGCCGTCGGTGCTCAGGCGGTACTTCACATCGGTGACCTGCTGATTCAGCTCGTTTTCAGCTTGCGTCACCACGGCTTCGAATTGCGTCCAGCGCTTCGCGGTCGCCGGAGCCCACAGCCGCGTCTTGGCGAACAGGTCGGCCGTCGTCGGATAGGCGCCCACGCTGTCGGCGGCGAGCTGCAGGAAGTTCAGGCGCGGATCCATCCGGACGCTCGGGCCGAACGTGATCAGAGGGCGGTTGTCCTCCTCGAAGTTGAACCGCTTGATCAGCTGTTTCACGCGCCGCGTCATCGCTTCCGACCTTTCCCGCCTCGGAGGCGCTTGGACAACTTCTTGCCGGCCTTCCGGGCGCCGCGGATCGCCTTCTTGCCTATCCGCTTGCCGCTCTTGAATGCCTTCTTCCCGACGCGGCCAGCCTTCTTTCCGTACTTCTTGCCGACGCGCTTGGCTTTGCTAGCCACGCGCCCGACCTTCTTGGCCTTGGCTGCCATCTTTTTTGCGGCCTTCTCGAAGGCGCTGGGTTTCTCCGGCTTCTTGGGGTTCAGCGCGTACTCCACGGCCATTCCCCAATTCTGTTGGCACAATTGGATCAGGCGTGCGTCGTGGAAGGTGATGCTGACAAAGGGCCGCCCGGGGATGACTATGGTGGTCGTGCTCGCTTGCAGCGGCTTCCACCCCTGGTAGTATCCAAAGAGCTCGGCGGCGCGCCCCTCCAACTTCGAGGGGTCCATGCTGCCGTCGCTGGCCTTCGCCAGGAAAAGGAACATCCAGCGCATCGCGGGCGTGACCGTGATGGTGACGCCTTCGTGGATGACTTCCACGACGTTGTACGCGCCCTCCGTCCGAAGGACGCCCACAAAGTATGTGTCTTCGTCCAGCATCTCCAACGTGACGGACTGGAAGAGATCGCCCGAGGCGTTGAGCGGCCGGTCGCTGCCCTTCAGCGCTTGCGTCAAGGCCGAGTTGCGCTTGAAATCGCCGCTCTTGAGCACCTGGCGCATCTTGCGCATCGCTGCGAACGCATTCAGCTTCGTGGCCCGGCGTACGTTCCGTTGCAGGCGCGTAGCGAAGCGCTGGGCATCGGTGATGTTGCGCCAGGTAATCAGGCCTTCCACGCTGTAGGCCGTGGTGGGCACGGATCACTTTCCTCCGCGCGTGGACTTCGACGGGAAACGATCCTTGAAGAAGGCCTGGACGAGCGTCGCGCCGCCCTGATCGCTGTAGTGGCCCTGATAGCGCAGCGCCGTGACGTACAGGTCCACGTCCACCTTGTTGGCGCCAGCGCCGATGGACACGAAACGATCGTTTTGCTTCAGCTGCCCCAGGCCGGCGTTGCGAACGTCGGCCAGCCTGAACAGGATGTAACCGGACGACTCCTGATCGGCGCCCGACAGCGACATCTTCAGCGCCTCGTCCAGCCCCCACTTCACCTGCCCTTGGATGGTGACACGCGGGCCGCGCGTCGCCTGCTGGACGGGCTCGCGGAAGTCCTCGTCCACGATCGTCGCCGAGCGCTGCAGCGCTTCGACTTGGATGGGAACGGGGTGGATGAGGCGCGGAAGGGGCATCAGGCCATGTAGCTCGGGTTGTTGGGCGTGGCGCAGCCGATCGGCGCCTTGTACAGCTTGATGATGTTCAGGATCTCCTGGTCGTCGGTGATGCCGGCGAGGCCAGGCGCGCGCGCCTTCAGCTCGCCTCCGGCTTGGCTGTACTTCAGGCGGTGGCCATCCGTCCACTCCTCGGTGACGATGCCCGAGACGATGTGCGGCGGGGTCGGCGCGGGTTGCCCCGAGCTCGCGTCCACGTACAGCGGCGTGGTGAGCTTCTGGATCACCAGCTTCAGCAGCGCGTGCTTGATCAAGTCGGGCGGCGAGCCGTCGGCCTCGATGTAGCCGAAGACGCCCTTCACGTATTGGTTCTGGCGTCCGCGGCGGAAGATCATGCGGCCTTCGCGGTCCGGCGCTGCGAAGATGTCCAGGTTGTTGTTCCGCGTGTCGATCAGCTTGATGCGAGGGTTCTGGTGGTCGGCCGGGTAAACCAGCGCGTTGTACACCTTGTAGTAGCGCGGATCCAGCGCCGTCGGGCACAGGTTCAGGCGCACCTCCTCGATGGAGATGATCGGCACGCCGAAGTGCAGCGAGTCGCTGTCGGTGCCGTCCAAATTCAACTCGAGCTCGAGTGGATAGAACCATTGGCGGCAAGCGCGCTCCAGGAACTTCTGCCAAAGCTTGATGCTTGCCAGCACGAAGGCGTCCGAGGCGACGCCGATGGGCAGACCGGCATCCCGAACGTCCTGGACCGTGATGTACAGGTTGCTCGTCGTGTCCGTCTGGACCTGGAGCGTGCCGCTGGACACGTCGTCCGGGCCCGAGCCGTCCGTCAGCGTGAGCTTGTAGAACAGCATGAGCTGCGTCACGGACAGCCCGGACGTGTCGGCGCCCAAGATCGTGAGCGTTGCCTGACCCAGCAGCGCGTTCGTCACCACGATGCCGTTGCCGATGGACTTGGAGATCACCGGCACGGTGTCGCTGGGCTCGACGCGCGCTTGGAACGTTAGGCTTGCACCGGTGAGGTTCACCGGTGCGCCGTTCCTGTTGACCACGATGTTGAACGTGGCCGGCTGTCCCTTCGTGACTTGTAGCTGGCTCATGCTGGGGTGACCTCGGCCGTGGCGTCGCCGACGCGCGTGATGGTTGCCTCTGCCCCGTCGTTGCCAGGGCCTGGGGTAATCGTCGCTGAAAGCGACCCGTCCAGCACGTTTGGCAGGCCGAAGGCCGCGGCGCTCGAGACGCCCGACGGGATGATCAGCTGCCGGAAGCGCAGGACGGGCGTGCCGAAGGCGGCGCCGCTCGGGATGCCACCCATCCCAAAGATCCAACTGCGCAGTGCCAGCGACGGCACGCCCATGGCGGCTGCTGACGGGATGCCAGCGGGCAGCAGTTTGAGAGACAGGCTTGGAGTCCCGACTGCTTCGCCGCTAGCGATGCCGCTCGGCTTCACGGAGACAGGCCCGCGCGTGAGCGTGGGAACGCCGACGGCGGCCCCGGTCGCGATGCCGCTCGGCGCGATCGTCACGCCGCTGACACGAACCACCAAGGAGCCGAAGGCGGCGCCGCTCGCGATCCCAGACGGAAGAATGGCGACCGGACCGCGCGCGACCGTCGGCGTGCCGAGCGCGGCGCCGGAAGCGATGCCGCTCGGGAACAAGTGCAGCGGCAGCGCCGTAACAGTCGGAACGCCGAAGTCAGCGCCGGTCGGGATGCCGCCGTGGTCCGCGTTGATGGTGAAGGTGCCTGGCCTGACGACGGGGTTGGTGAACGCTTCGGCGCTCGGGATGCCGGCCGTCACGAAGATGCGACTGATGCGAGTAACCGTGGCGTTTCCGAACGCTTCGCCGCTCGCGATCCCGCCAGCCGTCGTGATGGGCTGGATCTTTTTGATAGAAGCGTTGCCGAACGCCTCGCCGGAGGGGATGCCCGCCGGGAACAGCGTGAAGCTCAATTTGACAGCAGTCCCGAACGCCTCGCCGCTCGCGATCCCTGCCGGAGCGATGAGCTTCACGACGGTCGGAATGCCGAACGCCGCGGAGCTCGCGATGCCCGACGGCAGGACGCTTACCGGGCCGCGCTGCAGCGTCGGAGTGCCGAACGCCTCCGCGCTTCCCGCGCTCTGGAAAAGCAAGCGCAGGTTGAGCTTGTGCCCCGTTCCCATCGCGGCGCCCGAGGCGATCCCACCGGCCGCGGCGATGTACTGGGTGAAGATTTGGGAGGCGGTCGGCGCGCCGAAGGCTTCGCCGCTCGGGATGCCTGTGGGCTGGATGGACTGCGAGCCGCTGGAGAATGCTTCAAAAAGGATGCGGCTCATGGCTCGGGCTCCGCCCCTAGTTTAGATGTTGATCAGCAGGAACCAGTCTCCAGCGGCCGGAGTGCCCGTGAATGGAGTCGAGACAGTGAAGAAGCCGGTGGCCGAGTTGTAGGCGGACACCTTCTTCACCTGGCCGGCCAAGGCGCCGTTGGTGAATACGATCAGCGCGTCCTTCCAGTAATCGTTCGGGCTCTCGCCACGGTTGGCCGCGAAGGTGCTGGCCGTGTTCCCGCCGTTCGCCACCACCTGCGCGCTCGGGTCGCCCGTGGTGGTGAACTTCAGATGCGCATCCTGGATGCCCGCCTTTTTCACGCGGATGTGGACCCAAGTCGCGTCCGTTTCGGACATGAGCAGCTCGAGATTGTACACGCCGGTTGGCCCGAACTGGTCGGTGAGCTCCACGGGCGCGAACGTGGCGTTGACGAAGTTGCCGCCGTCCTTGGAGATGGTGACGTCAATGCCCACCCAATTGTTGATGCCCGTCTTCAGGTTGGGTGGATTGGTGATGTCGATGGCTTCGAAAGTCACAAATTGGTGTTGCGCTCGCCTCATGTCAGCACCGTTACGACGTTGGCCGGGCTCGGCGTCGCCTTGTAATTGAAGGTGATCTCCACGTCGAAAAGATTGAACACGTTGCCCATGTCCGGATAATCCTTGGACGCGCTTACCAGGCCAATGCCTAATCCAGGCGGAAGCATGATGCCGGGGCCGCCGCGCGCGTCATACAACACGTGGTCATCGCCCAAAGCCTGCATGGGCAGGTTGGCTTCTCTTGGCGACGGTCCGAAGATGTCCGTGCGTAGAAGCGCGATCTGGCGCTGCGGAATCATCGCTGGCCAAGCTTGGCCTGGCGTGGGCTGGACCACATTCAGCCAAGTCGCCCCGGGATTGTACAACTCATCGTACGGAATTCCGGCGTAATACCCCTGCGGATAGGCAGTCATCGGACCGCCATAACAGAACACGCCCGGCGGAGGTCCGTTGTTGCTGTCGTGCGCCGACGGAGCGATCAGATCACCGCCGTCCACATCGTCCAAGTACATCAGGCGGCAGGTGTTACCCGCAAAGTTGACCAACGCCCCGTTAGTTTCATGGGCGGTGCAAAGCTGGTTCGTGTCCGCGGCTCCGTCCGGAGCGAGCTCGACACGAACGAGTTCCAGGATGCGCCCCGAGCCTACGCCGTTGAAAAGCGCCCAGATGGGCATGGACAAGATGGGCGGCGATCCCACGTCCGGCGACGTGAAGAAGTACGTGTGGCCGGGCGGGCCGCTGGTGTCTCTGAACACAACGCGCAGCTTTTTGGCGTGCGGCCAGGAGAACACGCGCTGCATGAAAGCCACGCCTTCGCCTTCTCGAAGCACCAAGCCCTGCACGGTTCCCAGGAACGATGAGAAGAATGTGTCGGAGCAATTCAGACTCGAGCGCCGCGAAGCGCCCGAAGCCAAGATGGTGCGCGAGTTAGCTGGCGCGCCGCCTGTGCCTGAAAACGTCGGGCTTGGGCAGTCGCCGCGTTGGAGGATGTCCTCCACTTCCGTGACGCTCTTGGGGAACGCCAGGGCCTGAATCTGGCTCGGCTGGTTGCTAACCGAAGTGTCGTGCTTCCCGAACGCCAGCGGCGAGCCTCCGACGACGGCACTGATGCGCGCCAGATTGCACTTTCCTCCCAGCAGAATCAGGCTAGCTTGCTGCGAGCTGGTGTTGTTCGGGTTCTGGCCGGACGACGGCGAAAGCCTGATGCGACGGATCTCGACGGCGCCCGCGCCCGAGCGATTGATGATCGCGGCTAAGCCGCCCTTCGCCGCTTCGGGGCTGACGTACGGGAAGTTGACGGTGTAGGTGGGCACAGCCGCACCTCACGCGCAGGTGAATTCCAACTCGAAGTCGTTGGTGCCGACGACCGTGGCGCCGGTGTGCAGGATTTGCAAACCCTCGTTGGAGTTGTTGCAGACGATCGGCTCCACGTTGCTGTCGCCGTAGCCTGCCGTGAACACCTCCGCGAAAGGCACGAGGAGCTCCCACTCATCGAGCGTCGCGCCGGACACCACGGGCTCGTCGTTGGACCAGACGTAACGCCGGAAGATGTCGGTGGCCGTCGTGGTGCGCCCGGTGCCGCTGGTCTGGGCTGCTTCGAGCGCGGCCGAGGTCGTGTCGTGCTTCACCGGCGTGACCGCAGAGCCCGCGCTGGCGGCTGTGGTGCGCGTGATCTGGAGCGTCGTCAGCACGCCGGTGACCGCCGTCGTGCCGTTGTTGAACTGGTAGCACCTGTACACCTTCACCTTGCGGGTTGCCGTGTTGGCGTTGAAGATGTCCAGCATGCTCTTGCTGGCGCCGAAGGCGACGGCGCCTTGCGTGGAACGGT